TGTGGTACCGCGTTTACTACGGTGTGAATATTTAGACAAAGCTGCATAAGTAAATCAAAAACAACGCTTACCCTTAAAGATAATCGTTATTAATGATTGATATGCAGTGGCTCTAAATAAGAGCACTGCTAAGGGTAAGCATACCTCAGGAAAAATTCCCCAGAAAGGTCATGTTCTGGTTAAAAACCTAAGCTGCTTGTCATGGTTAATTATGTGACTTGGACCAAGAGCGGTCCAAACCCAATAAAATAACCGAGTTGTGCGTCCTCAGCGGCCGCACGGTAAATGGCTTTATTCGTAACAGTAGAACTGTTTTCCGAATATTGGAGAGCCATATACGGGACCAAGTCGTAAGGATAATTGGTACTAACCTTAGAGCCATCATTATCAATGACAATTAAACGACTTGGATTATTGGTATATTGTGGGAGCAACACGTCAATTCCGTTAGGAGATTGAACAAATATTGCAGGATTGGCAGTGGTAAGTGTACCAGTGGCACCATTGACACCTGGTTTAACCCATAGATTGCTAACAGCAGCAGATCCATTTGGAAAACCAGTTGCTAAAGTGGTACCGGCTAACTGAAGCAATGAGGAAGATCCCGCTTCCATTAAATCAAAAGCCTGGCGAGAGAAATCAATTTGCGTAAAAACACTATTTGAGGAGTTAATGCTATATCGCATACCTCCTCTGGCTAAAGCATAGCCAGTGGATATAAAAGAATACATATCACCCATTATGGCACCAGTAGAAGTGGCTACTAAACCACCCCTAAAGACACCAGTTGACCAAGGATACATACGAAAGGCTACAGTCGTATCGACTGTGGCTGAATTAAAATATATTCTACTATATCTAGAAATAAGTTGTTTCAAACTAGAAAATTTCTCACCAATACTAAATTCTTCTACCATAGGAATGGTACTAGTGTCATTGCCAATGACACCAACAGCCTTAGTATTGGGTTTGTCTCCTGACTGTGGTGAGTAAGGAGTTAACGATGGGTTATTGACTACTGCAAGTTCAAAATCTTCTGCAGCAGCGTAATAAACCAAAACCTGTGTAGAAGTACTACAGGTTGGGGGAGCTTGTAATGTGTTAAGGACCATGATTTGGAGTGTTCCCATATCCAAATCTGTTTGTTGCCAAGCACCTTTGAGCATGTAAGGCAAAGTGATCTCAACTTCAGTAACCTCACGCAAATCCACAATGGTTCTCATGGAATAAGCAGAAGTGGTCAGTGTTGGATCAGTTGCCAAAGAATTATTGGGCGACCAAGTAATAAGCAATCTCCCTGAATGGAAATCAGTTTTCACAAACTTCAGTATAACTTTAATACCTCCACGATAGCGACCAAAAGCGTTTGCTACATGTGCAAAGGGTGGGTAACTCCTAAAGACGGCCAAATTAGGAGACGCAAGACCATTGTCATACTGATTGTAAAGTAAAAGAGGCCCGATTGCTTTCTTATATAAGACATCTCCAACATTATTGGAAGCGCCAAAACCAAACTGCTCAAGATAAGCTGGTACACTCTTAACATAATTCCAGGACATTTCATCAACATCAGAACCCGCAAAACCAGGTAAAATACTGACCATAGGATCAGCGTCAATAGAAAGTGGTTCAGATTGACTGGTGCCACTGGCATTCCCAAAATTATGGAAAGGCCTAGTAACAACAAACATGGGAGCAGTAGTGAGATTGGGCTTTGACCAACCAAACGAGCTTGCAAGATTGGAAGTTGCACGGAAAACCCATGCAGCAGGAGTAGCCATAGAAGACAACATTGGCACTCCTCTAACAACCTCAGCAGCTCGGGCTGCCAAAGAGAGAGCTGTGGAAATAGGCTTACCCTGAGACAAAGCTTGCTCTTCAGCTTCAGAGCTAAGTTTCTTAGTAGTTCGAGTTCTCTTTTTATCTCCGGACTGAGGAACTATTGGGGCAGCAAATTCAGCATCCTTAATACTAATAAATAATTGGACTTCGACTCCAGCAGAACCTGAAACACCAGTGGCAAGATTAGAGAGTACAGCTACATAAACTGTACCCCAATCTAATCCAACACCTCTAGCGTTCATCCAAGGTGTAGGTCCAACCCAAGGTATCTCTAGCTCACAACTAGTATCACGACAATCCATCTCAACACTGGGGTGTTGAGTGCACTGAGTTAGATCAACATTGTGCATGGCTCGCCAAGCCAAAGGTTGAGCAGAGACAAATGGTAAACAATGAACTAATAAACGGCCTTGCTGAAAAGGCTGGGCGTTAATAACAACTTTGACACAGAGAGTGCCTCTAAATAAATTATAACCATACAATTTATTTTGCCAAATGGGAGTGGACGTAACTGAAGCAGAAGCATAAGTTATAAGATTAGTGCTAGCCGTATCACCAGCAGTCCAAAAGTAAGAACCGGCCAGGTAAGGCTTAGCCAAAAATGATCGAATACTAGGTTCGTCGACTGCTGAAACTGATAGACCTTTCATTCCAGATATAGACATGGGAAATTCTGTCTTAACAGTAATGGCATCATCGACAAAGGTGGTGGTGATTTGTTCTGTAATTGGAGTATCGGTCTCACCACCATGTGGACCGATCTTCTCAATATAATCTTCATTATTTGTTTGGGCGATTCGTTAAATTTCACAGTGAGAGATGAATCAATTTTCACTGCTATCAATTTTAGGGATATTGTAGGACTGCTACGGTGCATCCCTTAGCTAAACAACTAACACCAACTGGTCCCGATCTACGGCCATTTTAAAATTGAAACTATGTGGCTTTCGCAGGACATAAGGCTAGTACATAGCCGGGGTTGTTCGTATCTTAGCTCTGCAAGAGCGATGAGACACGAACGGTGGTGGTTTACCATAGTATTTGATACTCGCATCAATAAACTTCTGTGAGTATTTATCAAAATACTGTGGTGCGTGCAGTGATAGTTCATATAGAGCTTGGGTTAAAACTTCATATTCATTATCAGGTGGTGCATTTTTCTTAGTCCAATACGGCATTTCCTTAATGGTATCAATATCAAGCGGGGCTAGGACTGTTTTATCAGCCACATAAAATCCCCGCTTGAGGAAAGTACAAAATTTTAAATCACGAAATTGGGTACCCAAGGGGGTTTTATCAGCAGCAGTATAGGAATACCCCAAATCCAAAAGGACTTGAGCAACTTTACCAGGCGTGGTTAACTCTCTGAGAGTTGCCCTGACTGACCAGATATTGTCATCCCCAAGGGCTATAAATCTTGCTTCTTTTGACAATAAGGAAATAACATGAACATAATCAACTTCAGTCGCTATCCTGTGGTCCTTGCCACAAGCAGCACCTACAATAGCATATCTAAGTAGTATATTATTACCAATAGTGTTAAACATAGTTGTGAAGAAGCTACCCGAAGGCATTGAGCCAGCAGCGCTCCAAATAACTCCATCACAAAGATATTGGGGATTTAGGAGTTCCTGTGAAAAAACTCGCCGCACCCATGTATCTTCTTCTGGACAACCCTTATAATAACTTTCAGCTACTTTAAAACACATACTATGTAAGTTTTCTAAAATATTTTTATCGTACTGTTTATGATCTCCATCGATACAACCAGCATCCCCATTGAGAATATGTCGGTACAACATCGCCCATTCCTCACCATAAGGATTGACACCTACTGCACTTCCATTCTTAATCCTGTTAGACATCATCCAGCGAATAAAATCACCGAAATACATTCTGCAAGCAATAAGAAAAGCCAGATCGGTTCCAGATATCATCCGGGTTTCACCGTTTTCATACTTAGAAAGTTTTCTACGCTCATCTTTAAGGAAAGTCATAAAAGCGTGCTTATCACGTTGACCAAGTTTAGCCTTAGCAATAATAGCTAAAACTTGCAACTTAAGTTTCTTACACGCAGGAGTGTTAAAGTCATAAGGTCCATCTTTACCAAAGAAATCAGTTTTACCAGGTCCTTCAGTATACATACACAATGGGTATCCTGGACTAGTGGCTCTGGGAATTCCTTCACAAAACTCTATTCCAGGTACACCTTCAACTGCTTCCTCAAAAGTGAACAGTCGAGGTTTCCATGGTTGATTAGAATCAGCATTGGCATGTAAATGGTGGATATACTCATCTGTAACATCTTCCATTAAGACTGAATTATAAGCTGGAAATCCGCCTCCATAATCCTTGAAGGCTTTCTGCATAGGTCTAACCAATTTTCCATCTCTAGTGAAATTACGTAGACGAGCTGGTCTGGTCTTGGCAGGCCCCCACTCACCATATAATGCACTAGGAATTATATTAGTTTTAGTAACAGCTCGAGGTGCTTGAACTTCTTCCATAGCTACTTTATTAGCGCACGGCTTCTCAGGCAAGTCATTCTCTGGGAGCTTAGTTGAAACGTACATTTGTGGCTCAATAGATAATTCATCATCATCTATATCAGGCACCACAATATCTGAGTCAAGCTCAGCCAACGCCTTCGTGACTTGCAAGTTACTAAGAAAATAGGAAATCCCATGCCCACTAGCAGAACCTGCAACATGAATACCAAGGATAACTGGTTTAGAAGTTTTTGGGTTATGCCCATAACATATGGAACCACAATCCCCAACTCCGGTTCTAAGACGATATTCAATACAACAGTCTACGGAATAATCGCCATAAGAAACATGTCCAAAAGAACCCTTAGAAATCATTTGCAATGGACCAGTCTCTTTCACAACATTCAACATTATATTGAAGTTGTAATTAAAAAGTGGGTGATCAATATCTATAAAATATTCAGTAAGATCACAATGAGCATGCAAGTTTTTAAACCTAACAAAAGCTATATCCTCCAGAGTAGTATCACTTTGGGTTACTGCTGCTATTGTCAAATCTTGTGGTTTAAAACAATACTTAACAGTAGAGTTAGGCTTGCGCAACTCAACACTGGCTGCAGGATCATCAGCATCACTGTAAAAACCGTCCTTAGACATTTCTAACATTTTGTCAATAAAATGAAATGGAATCACTGCAACATTGTCCTTGATGAAGGTAACTGAGCCACACGCATCTCGATCATGATTAAGAGCGAAGAGATAAGTATTCTTCTTAAATACCTTATGAGCGAATTGTGACAAGCCTTGTGAAATCGCTGGGATATCATTGAATTGAGGGTCAAACTTACTTTGTTTTATAAAGCGAACATGTTGATACTGCTGCCTAGCAGCAATAGGTGTTCTCTGTTTGATCCAATCATGTCTCGAATGAGCCTGAGGATAAACCTTAGAGAGACACTTAACAACAATAGACACAACGGGTGCTAATATAGCAATAGCTCCAATTAATTTAGTCAAGTAAGGATGTTCCCTTACATAACCAATAGAGGAGGAACTAGCCTTTCTTATGCCACCCATAATACTAGAAAAAGAGGATGAGTTCTTGCGAACATACTCATTAACAACATCCGGTATATCATAACAATGTAAAGTAATCCAAGAGGTCATATCACGATCTGGTGAAAAAGTTAAGGCTATCTTACGAGAGACTTCCATATTCAAACAATGAACTTTGCTTATGGCGTTGGCTAACAATTCTCTATTAATAGCTAAAACTTCAGCATCACTAATATTAGTTGAACCAATTTCAGAAGAACACAGTTTGATAATGGCTTCATCCTTATCGCTGATAATAGAGGCCGGCAAAGATACAGCTCGGGAGCAATCCATCTGACACTCAAAAGTAGCTTTAGTTAAACTACGTGCCAGAAGAACATTATTCATCATGCCATGAAAGAAACTTTTAGAATCTGAATAAATTCCCTGAGGTTTCATCCTATACTGCATGCCTTTAGCAATAGCATTATGCATATTAGCCAACGCTTTGTCTTCAGCAACAGTATTGTTCTGAAAATCAAGTACAAGTTTATCCATTAACTGTCTATAAGATAAGCCTTCACAATTCTCACGAAACTTAGCTGCTAGGAAATCATAAGGAAAGAATTCGTGAACTTCTTCATCAAAAACTCCTTTACATTTGCTAACATCGAGCCTACGTTCCATAATTGCTACGCTAGGATCAAGGCAATACTCCTTCCTAGGAGCTAACCAATAGGATTCTTTAAATCTACGAGTCACAGCTTCAGGTTTTGTCACACCCATACAATTTCTAAATCCAGAAATGTTGGTTGTAGCAAAAATAAGCTGATGTTGGTAATTAGTAGAACCCTTATCAGTTAGCGCTGCCATAGTTAATGGATAACCAAGACAATTTCCACCTCGGATCACTTCCATGTATTCATTTTGTTTGGTAATGACATTATTGGGGCTTTGCCCAAAATCATCATATACGATACAAAACTGTCCATGATCAGCATCCCAAAATTCATTTTCCCAAATTCTATTAAGAATATAGTCATTCGGATTTTTCTGAAAACTCTCTAAGCTATTATCATCTATTACTCGGGCAATAAGCTCATGCAGAAGCGGAATAGAGGAATAACTCTTACCTACTCCTGGAGCTCCACCAATTAAGATACCAAGGGGAGTTCGTCGTGGCCCATTATGGACTACATTATTGGCTTTGCACTTATCCAATAATGGCTGAATTTTATTCAAAACCATACGCAAGGCATTGCGACGATCCCTAGCACTCGGCAAAGAATTTGCCAGGAGGTGCTCTCCTCGTTTCTTAATTTGGTTTACTCGAACAAAGAAATCAAAATTCACATTAACCCCATCATCAAAGTCATTGACGACAGTGGCAACATCCTTAGAAAAATCAAGAATATCACTATCAGCTAATGATATAAATTCAGGAACCTCTCTTTGCAACATTTCACCCATCCAATTAAGGAATTTTTGGGCACGTTGCATGAACCAGGAAACAAAATCTCCAACGCCTTTTTGGGATCTATCAAATGAACCAAGATCTCTAGCTAAAGCCGAAAAATTACGTGATTTATAAGAAGTATGAAAAACTTTCATAAAGAGTAGAGTAAATAATCCGTCTGATATAGGATCAATGACCCCATCGAATTTCCCTTGAGGTACATAGGTGTCTTCAAATCGATCTAACATACAGTCACCGGGCTCACTAGGCAATAAAATTTGTTCCTCACCAAATCTCTCGGACAACCAAGAGGTGAGGGCTCCAATAGTCTCAAAGCCAAAATGTTTAAGAAATTCTAAAGTATCTTTACTCTTGCGAATCCCTTGGACTGTCAAACCAATTAAAATAATAGCTGTTCCCCACTGTCTATAATAATAAACATGAGAGGCAAATGCACTCCACACAAATAAGAAATTAAATGGGTCAGATAAAATACCATCAATCCATTGTATTAGACCAGCTAAAGGATTAATATCAACTTTCACCTGGTGGTCTAAAGACATCGCACTTGTGAATTTAGTTACTATCGCATCTAAACTAGCTAAAGAATCAGGATTTAATCCCACATCAAAATTCATCATTTGAGGTTCATAATCATCTCGTAGAAATTCATCTGGTGGCATGTACTTCACACATTCATCAAATTTCTTTTTCCAAAAATGAGTTCGTTCCTTTGCAGCAGAATAGTATGACGTTTGCTGCAAGTGTTTTAACTCTTTTTGTCGAGCTTGTGATCGTGATAATTTAAATTTTGGATTGATTTTCTTATCATTCTCAAGTAATAACCTAACTTCCTTAACTAATTCAACTTCACTAGTTTCTTCAAATATTTTTTTATACTTTTTGTCATTGCCTTGAGGAGAAAAATCTCCAAAGACATTGATATTTTCTAATGTTTTTGTGTTTTTATGGTTTTTATGCTGTTTATTTTGTTTTATAATGTTATCAGGTAGCGCGGTGGGCTGTCGCCAAATGTTGCGTACCATCGTAAAAGTAGGGGGTCTAAGATCAACGCCCATAGACATCGGAAAAGCACTTTGATGTCTAGAAAGCTGAGCAAATGGCTCTATTTTTAAAGAGTTCATCATAAATGGGTACTATGATCGGAATAAGAAATAATATATTGAATAAAAGAAAGATAACTCCGATTGAAAATCGAATAATCTTTAACATAAAACGATCTACCTCACGGTCAGATCTGGCGAAAAAGTCAATAATAATAAAAGTCGTTAATTCAATCAAAAGAAAGAAATTAAAAGCTCCTACGTAACACGGAATTCCAACAAATAGATTTAAGACAATTGAGCGTTCAAAGGGTTCTGGGAGTGGTTGATCCAGTTTCGACGAACTTGGTTATCTAATCTAATATGGGAATCTGATAAAACTTGCTGAGTTACTAAACTACTCAAATCACGAGCTTGTTGTTCGGTTCGAGCGTGACGTTGTAATCGGCACAAATTAAAATACCCGATATTGGGTTGTTGAGTTGGTGATTGAAAATCGGAGGGTCCGCCTGCCAGATTGAAAGATTGCGTCGTCTGTACTTTATACAGAAGACTAAATTGGTAAATTGAAATAATTCTAATGATCGTTAGTACGACTAAAGATCAAGATAAATTGGCGCCTTAAGAGGATTTATTCAATGAAGACTAAGAAAGTAATTTGGGCACTAACCGAAATTACTATAAATGTTTGTTAAGATTTTAC